GGTGTACGTGAGCCCGTGATCCTGGGTCGAGGATGGAAATACGAGCAGATCCAGGTCGCTCCCGAGGAATCGCAGTTCTTGCAGACGCAGGAGATGAGCGAGGCCAATTGCGCCCGGATCGTCGGAGCAGGAGTGGCTGAGGTGCTCGGATATGACACGGGCAGCTCGATGACTTACTCGACCCTGGTCGACCGCGACATCTCGTTGCTGAAGTATTCGGCGGACCGGTGGCTGAAACGGATGGAGCGGATTTACAACTCATTCCTCCCTCGGCCCCAGTATGCCAAGTTCGATCGTGACGCCTTCCTGGACACCAACATCATGCAGCTCTGGTTGGTCAACGAGAAGAAGCTCAAGACCGGATCCTACACGATCAACGAGGTACGCGCCAAGAACAACGACAAGCCGGTCGATTGGGGTTACGAGCCATTCTCGATGCCCGCTGGCGAGTCGGACGATTCTGGGGGCGACCCTGACCCGACAGTCGCCCCCCCGGGTGGCGGAGCAGGAGGAGGAGCATGAGGATTAAAGGCCTCCCGGTCGTCAGGTCGGGGGCATTGCATCGAGCCGAAGATGCTGCCGAAGGTGACCTCGGGACGTTGTTTGTCCGGTTCTCGCCGTTCGACACCTGGTACGAGATCAACTCGTGGTGGGAGGGCAGATTCCTAGAGAAGACGGGCCCCGGCGCGTTCAAGAAGACGGCTCGCGAGGCCAAGCGCAGCGATGGGCTCTACTCGACCAAGGTCTTGTTCAACCATGGCACCGACTTCAACATCGGTGACAAGATGCTCACCGTGCCGACCCGGTTCGAGGAGATCAATGCGGACGGGTATCACGGACCCGAGCTGGAAGGTCCGCTGTTCGACACCAGCTACAACCGGGATCTGCTGCCCGGTCTGCGGGCCAATGCGTATGGTTCGAGCTTCATGTTCGAGGTCCTGCGCGAGTCATGGGACAACGAGCCAGAGTCCAGCGACCACAACCCGGACGGGTTGCCGGAGCGGACTATCCAGGAGGTCCGGGCGTTCGAGGCGGGTCCAGTCACCTGGCCTGCGTCTCCGACGGCGAGCGCTGGCATGCGGTCGCTTTCGGGTACCGACTCGTGGATGGAACGGGTTGCCGCCCGGTCGGCAGCACGACACGACGATCTGGTATCGTCGTATGCAGCATTCCGGGCGATGTACAAGACGCCCGATTTCAAGCCTGGTACCCCGACACCCTCGCCCGAACCGGACGAGCGCCGTCAGGTCGAAGAGGCAGCGAAGCGCGCGGCAACGGTCCGCGCACACCGTCTCGATCTGATGAAGCGAGGATACTGAGGATGAAGAACCCGTACATGCCGCCCCAGCGGAGCCGAATCATCGGCTACCGCAAGTCGGGTGCGCCGATCTGGCTTGCCATCGGCGGACAGCCGGACGAGCTGGAGAAGCTCGCCTCTCGACAGCGCGAGCTGATCGACCTCATGGAGGCGACCAATCGCGACATTGACGCGGAGGGTCGCTCGGCGGAGCAGCGAGCGGCGGACACTGCGACGTTCGACGGCTATGAGACCGAGTACAAGAAGAACGAAGAGCGAATCGGCGAGCTGAACAAGGGCATCGAGGAGCGCGAGGCGCGCGAAGCCCGAGTCAAGGCCGCTCGGTCGCACTGGGGTTCGGTGGACATCAAGCCGGGCAAGACGACCGACTCGGACATCTACGGCAGCATCGACTACCGCATGATGGGCGACCCGGATACGCACGACCGGTGGGTCAGCGACGCGAGCAAGCTGCTCGACAACAAGCGCACTCAGCGGCACCTCTCCGACCACCAGCGGACCCGGCTCGACAAGCTGCTGCGGACCAAGGATGGCGACACTGACGGCGAGCTGATCGCCGCGTTCCTGGTGGCGACGTCCAACCCGCACTACCGCTCGGCGTTCCAGAAGGCGGCATCGGGTCTCGCCCCGGTGTTCAGCCCCGAGGAGGGTCGCGCCGTCCGGGACGTCAACAACCTCAAGCGTGCGATGTCGGTTGGCACGTCGGCTTCCGGTGGCTTCGCCGTTCCGGTGGTCATCGACCCGACGATCATCCTCACCGCTCAGGGGTCGGACAACCCGATTCTGGACAACGCGCGGGTCGAGACGATCACGGTCGACCGGTGGAAGGGTCTCAGCTCGGCGGGCGTCTCGTGGAAGTTCGGTGCCGAGGCCAGTGCCTCGACCGACAACTCCCCGACGCTCGCACAGCCGGAGGTCCCGACCCACCGTGCCGACGGTTTTATCCCGTTCTCGATCGAGATCGGGCAGGACTGGCCAGGCTTCGCCGAGCGGATGTCGGAGCTGCTCGGCTCGGGATACTCGGAGCTGCTCGCCGAGAACCTGACGATCGGCACGGGGGCGGACACCCCGATCGGCATCCTCGAGGCGCTCGCGGCTCAGACCAGCCCCGACGTGTCGACCCCGATCGCGGCTTCCGGTGTCATCGCGCCTTCGGACATGTACGACCTCTGGGCTCGGCTTCCGCAGCGTCACCGCACCCGGCGGGGGCGGACGGCATTCATGTCGTCGACGGACGTCCAGAACAACGTGCGACAGCTCGGCACGCTGGACCCCAACTTCACGGTCAACATGACCGAGGAGGGTATCGGCCAGCTCTTCGGTCGCCCGTACCCGATGAACGACTACTTCGACGACCTCTCGGCCGACACCGGCAGCGAGAACTACGTCGTGGTCGGAAACTGGGACGGCTTCCTCGTCGCGCAGCGCGCGGGCATGAACATCGAGTTCGTCCCGATGCTGTTCGACGTCACGAACAACCGGCCGACCGGTCAGCGCGGGTGGTTCGCCTGGGCACGCGTCGGCTCGGATGTCGTGGACCCGACCGCGTTCCAGCTCCTGACGAACAACGCCACGACCTAACAGACGTGGGGGACCCCACTGGTGTGGCTCCCAGCAGACACGGGAATGCTGCGCAAGCGAAGACCCGGGTCCCCCGCCCAACCAACACCTATCGGCCTCTGTTCCCCAGTCTCGTCCCTGGGGGCGGGGGCCGATAGGCTAGGATAGGACCAGGACGAGCGACCTGGGAGGGTCACCATGAAGTACAGCAAGATTGCGGGAGTGGTGCGGTACAGCGGCGGCACGACCCTGCTGAAACTGGGGACGTCAATCGACGACGAGCACCCGTTAGCCAAGGAGAAGCCGCACCTGTTCACGAGTGAAGACCCGGGAGCAAACATCCTGGCTCCGCAGGTCAACCCGATCGAACGGGCGACTGCGGCTCCGGGCGATGTTCGAACCACCCCCGGCTCCGGCCCCCGTGCAGGCGTCACTCGCGTGCCGAAGGGCGGGTCGACTCAGTGACGGACGTGGCTCCGGTGGACGAGACGGCGGCCACCCCCACCGACATACCGACCGATGCCCCCGAGTTCGCGGGAGAAGACGCGGGGGCCATCGTCGGCGGCACCGTGCAGGTGGCGTACATGCACGGCACGCGGGTGTCGCACTCGTGGCACAACTCGATGATGAACCTGGTGGGCTACGACAAGTCGATCGGGTTGAACGTCATTACCACCATGCCGTTCGGTGTCGCCTGTTCGGGACCAAACAGCCTGGTCGAGGGCCGCAACATGGCTGTGGCGCACTTCCTCGACAAGACGCACACCGAGTGGCTGTTCTTCGTGGACACTGACATGGGGTTCACACCCGACTCGATGGAGCGGCTCCTGGTCGCTGCCGATCCCGTGGAACGTCCCGTGGTCGGTGGCCTCTGCTTTGCCATGAAGCACATCAAGTCGGATCGGCAGGGCGGTTTTCGGGTGCTGCCCGTTCCGACCCTCTTCATGTTCGCTGAGAACGAGGGACAGGGTCTCGGGTTCGCCAACCGATTCATCTACCCGCCTGACTCGATGGTTCAGGTTGCGGGCACCGGGGCGGCATTCCTGCTGATTCACCGATCCGTCCTCGAGGCAATTCGGGCCGAGATGGGTGACATCTGGTTCAATTTCGTCCAGTATGGCGACGGAGCACAGGTCAGCGAGGACCTGTCATTCTGCTGGCGGCTCAACGCCATGGGCTTCCCGGTATTCGTTCACACGGGGGTCAAGATCACCCATCACAAGGAGTTGTGGCTGTCCGAAGAGGACTACCGCATGCCCGAACGTGAGCCGATGCAACGAGTCATGGACGACGCAGCCCGAGCGGACCGAGGCGACTGTCCCGAGGGCATGGACCCAGCCATCTGGGCGACCTACAACCGAGCGCAGCGCCGGGAGTGGCTCCACGGGAAGGACCGCCGACGTGCTTAGTCTCCAGCCAGTCCCCACCTGGTCGGCGGAGCAGACGCGGGACACGTTCAGCAACGGCACCTTCCACGACGTCATCGGTGGGGTGGAGATCCAGAAATCGGCGGACGACCTCCAGCGGTACCGGGAGCTGGTCGAGATCAGTCAACCAGATATCGTGATCGAGACGGGGACCCGGGCAGGCGGCTCGGCGCTGTGGTTCCACCGGGAGCTGAATCTCCAGGTGGTCACGATCGACGTCCGACCACAATTTCTGAAGAAGGGCGGTCCGCCCTACCGGGGGCCAGGCATCGAGTGGATGGTCGGCTCATCGATCGTCGATCACGTGGTGAATGCGGCATTGACGCATCTCGGTGGCAAGCGGGTCATGGTCAGTCTTGACTCGGACCACCATAGCCCCCACGTCCAGGCCGAGATGTCCATCTGGGGGCAGTTCGTGTCCCCTGGGTGCTACATGGTGGTCGAGGATGGGTGCTTCGACATGTTCCATCGTCTCGGCAACTCGGACCATGCCCGGGTCGGTGGACAGCGGATCCCCGAGTATGGCGGTCCGCTTGACGCCATCGAGAAGAGCGGGATTGCCCTCAGCTCGGAGTGGTGGCGGGACGAGTCGCTCGAAGCCCTGACCCCCATCTCGCATTCTCCTGTTGGGTGGTGGAGGAAGCATGACTGATCTTGCAGTGATCGTCCCGACCCGGAGTCGCCCCCAGAACGTCGCCCCGATCGTCAAGGCTTGGTATGAGACAGGGGCGTTTGGGGTGGCCGACTTGTGGTGGGTCGTCGACGCGGACGACTCTGAGTACGATCGGTACCTCGTGGCGTTCAGGGAGGCGGGACCAGGGTTGCGGCTGGACATCGCCCCCGCATGGCGTCCGCTGGTGCCGAAGCTGAACGCGGCAGCGACCGGCTTGCGCAAGGAGTTCGGGTACAAATACCTCGCCTTCATGGGCGATGACCACATCCCACGGACTCCGATGTGGGCACACATGTTGATCGAGGACCACCTGCGACCCGGAACCGGGATCGTGTACGGCCGAGACGGCATCCAAGATCGGCGTCTGCCGACCTGGTGGTCGATGGACGGGCGGATCGTCGATGCGCTCGGGCGGATGGTTCCGGCCCCCGTCCAACACCTTTACTGCGATAACGCGGTCAAGGCGCTCGGAGAGAGGACCGACCAGCTCGGCTACGATGAGCGGATCCTCATCGAGCACATGCACCCGGTCGCTGGCAAGGGCACGATGGACGCGCAATATCAAAGGGTCAATCGACCGGAGCAGTACGGCCGAGACCAAATCGCCTTTAACTCCTGGGTGAACTCCGGTCTCGATCGGGATGCTACCCTCCTCGCAGACCTCTGGGGGTGAGACATGGCAATCGGGGACCCGTACATCTCGATGGAACAGCTGAAGGTGGTCCTAGGAATCGATGAGGACAACACCGCAGAGGATGTGCTGGTAACCCGAGCCGTGAACGCGGCAGCCCGGTCGATCGAGCGTCGGTCGGGCTGGCCCACCTTCTGGAAGACAACGGCTGCCGAGGCGCGCACTATCAACGTGAACCGCCGCATCGTGCGGGTCCGGTCGGCTGGGTGGTCATATGATAAGGTCTTGCTGCGAAACGGGATCGCATCAGCAACGGGCTTCCTTGTCGCAGGATTCGGGAATCCGGCTCTGCTCGAAGAGGACGCACTGGACGACGGCGAGCCATACGACGCGATTCGGCTCCCCTATGGCTCGTCTTACGGGACCAACGGCACGCTCGATGTGACAGCTCAATGGGGTTGGCCCGATGTGCCAGATGACATCATCATGGCGAATCAGATGCAAGCCCATCGGTATTACAACCGCAAGGGAAGCCCTGAGGGCATCGCGGGTTCGGCTGAGTGGGGTATCTCTCGGATCCCGCCCCTCGATCCCGACGTGTTGGCCATCCTTAAGGGCGGCGGCTTCATGAGGGCGGGTATCGGCTGATGGACTGGAACGCGGTAGCGGTAGCGCTGGAAGAGGCAGCGAAGACCACGGGCATCAACGCCATCGACTACGTCCCCGATTCCCTGCCCTCCGCTTGCTTCTATGTAGGCGAGATGGACATCGAGATGGATGTAACGTTCCGCAAGGCGCGTGCGTCCGGGGTGACCACTCGAACCGGCACCGACCAGGGCACCATCACCTGCCGAATCTTGGTCGCCCGATCGACCGACAAGTATGCCGTGCGCAAGATGCGAACCTACATGAGCGGCTCGGGAGCGACGTCGGTGGTCGAGGCAATTGCCAATGACAAGACCCTGGACGGCACGGTGCATGCGTCGCAGGTCAAACGGCTCCGGGGCAACCGCCTCTTCGACGTCGGGGGCTCCAAGTTCTACGGCGTTGAGATCGACGTCTTTGTGATTGGAGCCGCATGAGCACACCGGGCATGCTTGTCCTACTCGACTCGCGGCTGTTTGTCGGTGGCATTGACCTGTCGGGTCAGGGCAACAAGATCGAGCTCGACGAGGAGTGGGAGGCAAAGGCCACCACGAATTGGCGCTCGGGTGGAGCCGAAGAGGTCATCGCCGGACTGGGCAAGGTGAAGGCGTCCGCCGAGGGTCAGTGGGAGGCTGGCGACGCCTCCATGGTGGACGATGCGATGTGGGCTAACCGCCGAGTCATCGAGCCGTGGTCGGCTTCCGGGTCGGGAGAGTCCGATCTGACAGCGGGCAACCTGATGTACCTGACCCGCATGCTGCGCACCAAAGCAGCCATCTGGGGCACCCTCGGGGACGTGGCGGGTTGGACGGCGGACGCGGCAGGCTCCTGGCCCCTCGTTCGGGGGCAGTCTGCGCACCCGTCTGGCGTACCCCGAACGGCGACTGGCAACGGCACCTCACTCCAGCTCGGGGCGGTTGCCGATGGCCAGCACGTGTATGCCAACGCGCACGTGCTGTCGGTTTCTGGCACAGCGACTCCCACCGTCACGATCGCCGTCGAGTCGGACAACGACACGGGGTTCGGCTCTGCGACTGCTCGCGGTTCGTTCGCTGCCAAGACCGATGCCGACGTGGCAGCCGGTAACGGTGGCGAGTCGATTCGGATTGCGGGTCCGATCACCGACGACTGGTGGCGGGTCACCTGGACGATCTCGGGGACCAACCCGAGCTTCCTGTTCCTGGTTTCAATGGGCATCGAGTAGAAGGAGACGCCGTGACCAAGATCGTTTTGCTCGATGCGCAGCTAAGCATCGACAACAACGACCTCACCGAGTGGTGCGCCAAGATCGAGCTGAGTGACGAGTTCGAGGCCAAGGATATCACGACCTACGCGTCGGGTGGGGCCGAGGAGGTGCGCGGCGGACTCGAGAAGTTTGAGGCGTCGATCATGTTCAAGCAGGACTACGACGATAACGCGCTCGACGAGATCATGTGGACTCTGCGCCGGAGCGTCGTGACATTCGCGGCTCGTGCCATGGAGGAAGCCGTATCGGTAGGCAACCCTCAGTATGCCGGGTCGATTCTCATCAACAAGTGGGTGCCGATTGCAGGTACCGTGGGTGACGTGGCCGAGGTCGACGTGACGTTCCCCGGCTCCGGCCCCCTGGCTCGGGCCACTGCCACATAGTTCGGCCCCCGGGAGCCCCCGGGAGACGCTGGCACGCCCCGGGGGCACCGCCATAGCCCCCGGGGCGTGCGAGTTTGCGGGAGAAGACACGGGAGGCATCGGCGCGTGATCCGGATAGACGATAGCGATCTCCGACGGGCCATGAATCACCTGGCTCGGGCGATGCGCTCCGAGAAGGTCTCCAAATCGATCAAGCGGGACACCAGTAAGCGTCTGCGGATGTTGATGCGCCCCTTGGTTGAGAAACGCAAGGCGGCTGTACTCCGGCTCCCTTCGAAGGGACACTCGGGGACCGGGATGCGGCAAGCAGTGGCCAAGCAGACCCGTGCTGCGACTCGGTGGTCGGGCAAGTCGGGTGGCGTGTCCATCGTCCAACGTGCGCGTGGGATGCCTCGAAACTTCAACATGGCTGGCCGGATGTTCAACCGGGCAGAGGGTTGGAATCCGAAGAATCTTGCGGGGGAGATCGAGCACCAGCAGGTCACCCCGGTTGAATGGTTCGATAGTCAGGCGGATGTGGCTGAGGCTCGGGTGGTGCGTCACCAGATCGTCCAAGCGCTCGACGAGACGGCTGGTACGCTGGCCAACGAGATCCGCCGGATCAGGTAGGGGACGAGAGGACGAGGCATGTTCGTAACGTGGAATCCCGAGGATGGCTCGGAGAAGCGGGAATTCAACTT